ATCAGAAATTAATTCTTCTGGCTTTATTCCAACACGTTCTAAATACGTTATCATCATCGGTGTCAGACTCTCACCTATACCTATATTCGGTTCTGCATGATTATAAACAACTGATACTTCGACTGAATCCCCCCAATACGCCTTTAACCAAGTTGAAACTATTGCTCCTGCTGTTCCTCCACCGACTACTACGAACTTATAGGGGGCACTCTTTCTACTTAGAGATCTTTTGTACTCCCCCATTATTTAATAATACCCAATTTGCGTTTAAGTGATTGAAGTCTTGCTTTTGCTTGCTTCATTGCAACAGGACTTTTAGGTGACTTAGTGTTGCGACCTCGTTTTCTCGGTGTTTCGTGACTTTTGAGGTGCATCGTCTTGCCCTGTTGTGTGTATTATATAGGATTTATTCCTCCTTGTCAACCAATAGTTCTTTTCTAAATTCCTCTACCTGACTCATAACTTCTTCATCTATAGGTGGACCAGACTGAATCATAGGACTCAATAGAGAAACAGATCCATCTTCTTGTACAATTCTCCATACAGTACGATTTCTAGTACACATAGACAACATAAAGGGCAAATTACTTTCTGCCTCTTTTTGTGTTACTTCTTGAATGTCAACCATTACTCAACTGATGCTATTTGATACGTGCGTTGCTCTGGATCAGTAACTGCTTCAATAGTTTGTACTGTTTCAGCAAATCCTTCGGATCCTTCTCGATCCCATTTCCAAGCAACAGTTCTTAGTTCACCCTCATTTGATTCGAGAGTAACTTCTCTAGTTGAGAAATTGATGTAAACGTGTTCCAATTCAGACATCCTCAACTACCTCCGTAGTATAACATGGGATATGGGTGCTGTCAACTAGTTCAAGAAAATAGATCCAGCAGTGACTTTACAGGTTGCACCAGCAGTCAAAGTCATTACACCTGCTGCACAAGTTAATGAAATCGCACCCGATGCACAGTTTATTGTAGCAGCACCTGACGCTACATTCACCGCCCAAGCACCAGCAGCAACATTCATTGAAATACCTGCTGCAGCAGCATTGAAGACCATTGGTCCTGGTGTCGTTGCTGTAAATGGTGGTAAACCACCTGCCATTGCTGGTGTTTGTACGAATGTTATAGGTCCACCAACACTACAAGTATAACCACCCAATCCAATAGGATTAGTAATATTAACTGCCTGTGTTAGTGTTTTGGTATTCATTGTGATAGCATTACCAGCATTAATCACAAACTCACCACCAGAGAAAGTTGAAGTTTGACCTAAGTTCTCATATGTACTACAAGCAACCTTCATATCTCTCATTCCAAACTCTCCAGCGATGCAATTCAATTTGAAATCAGCACCATTAACCGCAACATCCAAATCTGATCCAAATGATATGGTATGCTTTTGAATCTTATCCTTATCTTCTGCATCTTTACCTTGTGAATCAACTTGCTTAGGAGCACCTTGAGCATTCATGAAGAATCCACCACCAACTTCGAGATGGCAGTCACCAGTAACTTTTAAACGATAGTCACCATCGATAGTCCTACAATAATCCCCATCAACAGTTTTACAATCATCACCATGCACTTCTTGAGTGTGGTTACTTGGGTATGAAGTATGGTCAGCAACAAAGTTTCCCTCTTGTTCAGGTGATGAAGATGCATTTTTCTTTATATAAGCAGCTACTTGTGCTTGAACTTCTTCATCAGTCAGATCAGGATTTTGCTTCCTAATCTCTGAAAATGCCTTATGTTCTGCTAATGCTGCATTATTCTGTTTAATTGATGTAGTTGTCTTACCAGAAGCATCCTTAACAATAGTTGCTTGTCTTCCTGGTGTTCCCATCTGAAGATTATAAGCACCATTAACAAAGTTTTTAGCAGTTGTTAAATATTGATCTGCTTCTTCAAAGAATGAATCTAAGAATCCACCACCAGAAGATTTTCCACCAGTCGCACTTCCATCACCACAAGAACCAAACCCACTACCTAATGGTAATGCTGCTAATGCTTCTGGAGTACAAGATGTAGTACCAAAGAAAGGATACCACCCAACATCAGCTTTACCACCATGTGCTTCACGATTACAACCAAAATCAAATAAACTAAGGAAAAATGTCAATATTCCAACCAATCCACTAATACCATTACTTACAACATCCATACCTTGACTGAAGATTTTACTTCCCTTTTCCCACATCTCAATAATTTCTTTTGCCTTACCTCCCAAATTAGCAAGGTTTTTTACTGATTGAATGATACCTAAAACTTGACCAAGAATACTTTGCACTGAACAAATAATTGAATCAATAACATCTTGGACACCTTGAAGAGCTGCTTCTGCTTTAGAAATAAGACCTTCAACAATTCCATCAATAATACCAGTTAAAGCACCTATAGGATCATTAATAAAGTCTATGATTTTATTATCAATACCACAGATAACACTCAATATAGCACTAAGTGCAGATTTAATAGCAGCAAAAGTTACACCTGGAATACCAAGGAATGATGTACCCATTACTGCTGCATCAGTAATTTTCTGCACAAGTATATCAAGTTCTTGTCTAAGAGCTGAAACAACTTGAGCAAACACCGCACCCATAAAGTTTTTAATCTTTCCTAGCAGTTTATCTAATGTTACAACTTTATTCTCAATAACATCAATAAAACTACCATCATCAGCTTTGACTAAGTTACCAGCAGATGCTGCAAGATCTTCCAACAAATAAGTTAGTTTATATTCTAATAACTTAATAGGACCACCAGTACCTGATGCAGTAGGAATAGGTTTAGATGGTGTTGTAGGTTTCTGAGTATTAAAACTAGATCCATTAATACCAGGAGCAGTACCTACACCATAAGGAGATCCTGGACCTCCTGGACCATCACCTTGATTTGGTGATACTTTGACACTATTACCATCTACTTCAGATTCATTCTGTTTATTTGTAGTGCTAGTTGATCCTGGAACTTGAGTAGATGCATTAGCTTCTATACCATCTGGTATCTCTTCACCAGTCAACATAAATTTCTTATCCGTATCCGTTTCACCCTTTCTTACTCTCAATACACCCATAACAACAGGCATTTGTGCTGCCTCTCCATCCATGAAGAATCCCATAACAATTGCACGAGGTTGCAACTGTCCAGAAGATTCACCCTGTAAATCATTACCAGCTTGGCAAGTATGTTGTAATACTGTTGCCCAAGGTAAATTTTCTGTTGGTAAATTTGAAACTGATGAACCTGCAGGATTGGTATAATAATTGATTATACGTACTCTGACCCTATTACAATTCATCGGATCTTCATTAGATTCTACTTCACCAATCCACCAATAAAATCCATCCTTTCCAGCAAAAGATGTATTCTGCTCATTTATAATACCATCAACTGTAGCTAAGCTCATTTGTCCGAGAAGGTTTAAATTTATTTATGCAGGTCTACTATAGATCTCATCATGATACATCTCCATGTAAATCAATGGGGGAAAATCAGGATCTATATTATTAACTATTAATTTAGAAAGAGGATGATAACGACCTGACTTGTCATCATACAACATAACCTCAGAGTCTAATTCAGATTCTTTAAGAAGACCTATCTTATCTCTGAGTTCTCTATAATTCATTTAATTACCTCGTTTAAATTTATATAGTGAATCTCCACCAAAGATCTTATTACCTTCAGCATCTTCACCTCGGTCTCTACTATTAAGACCATCTCCAGTTAAATGAATCTCAGCAATAAGTTTAGCACCTCTGACAATACACTTATCTTCCGATAAGAGTTTCCCATGCCAACCATTATCACTTCTTTTAAAGATCATATCACAAGATTCACATCTTGTCCACTCAAGATCATAATTCTCAACAATTACTTCAGTATCAGATATCTCTATAATTTTATGATTTCTTTGCCTATAAGGTTTATTGGGTCCATCTCTTCTATAATAGTTCTTAGATCTATACCCACCATCAATCTCTTCCCACGAAACACACAGTTGAGCATATACCGTAGGATTTGATTGTGCTTGTCTTATATTATTATAATTTCCTAAAAGGTATTCTTCAAAATCACTCGTCATACACTCTACATTCAAAAGCATCAGGATGATTGTCACAATAGACTTCTAAATGTGAATCTTCATGCCTCGTATGGTAATCATTAATCTTACCATCATTACTATCTACTTTATCATCCTTATGATATTCATCATACTCTGCATGGACATCTTTTAGATCTGCCTCAGTATACTCCAACATACCATGATTAATATGCTCTTTATGGTCTTTGGGATCAAGATAAACTTCATGATCTAAATCGTGTTGTTTTTCGGTCATAATTAAAAGTGTATCTGCTTAATTATTTAGATATTATACCATTAGGTTGGGTTTTGTGGTATTGAATCTCTGTAAACCAACATTTCTGTATCCATACTCTTTCCATCATACTTATGTCTAACTGCTGCAATAACATATCTACCACTATACTTTTTATCTCTTACCATCTTATCACCCTTTAGTTTCGTTGCAGGGATATTGATATCTACACCATATCCAGCATATAGATCTACATTTCCAGGAACAGTTACTAATAACTGAAGATTCTTAAGTGACTGCACTCTTAAATGCTGATAGGCAGTCATTGGTGCTGTATTATTATAAACCTTAGTATCTCCCTTCGATCCTGCAGGATCAAATATTCTATTAGGTTTTAAAACATACTTAATTCTTCTTGGATGTAAAACCATTCCCTTAGTGGCACTTCCATATGATTCTACTGGATTAGATCCACCTCTAATATGAGACATCTTAGACCACTCATCTGATATAGTAGTTACATATGTTGGTCCTGCAGTGTTATGCTCTGGTGATACCTCGGAGTTTGGAATAGAAATTGGATCTAAAGCAACTACATTAACTGCCCACGCACCATTTCTCATTCCACGCAGATAGTTAGTTTCTTCTGGAAATACTATTGTCTTAATTCTTAAATGATCATTTCCTATATCATCACTTTGTTTAGGTTCATAACTATACCGATATAACCTTGCTATACCTTGTGTTGTATCAGTCTCAGTATCATAATCTTGATTATTAACATCCTCAATTATTTTATCAATAGATTTAAAATGGAATCCGAAAGTATTTTCCCAGAATAAGTATCCATTTTGGTTATCACCTCTAACAGATCTTTGTCCTATCCAATAAATTGTATCAAATGCTCTCCAATTACAAGCAATAAACTTATGATCATTATTAGAATCTTCAACATAAACCTTCTTGCTAGTTAATTTTGAACTACCTCCATCTGGTTGACCTTGCATACCACCCTTACCTAAAAGATAAGTAACTAAATCTTTTGCTGTATTTGAAGCAGAATCTTTAAATATTACCTCAGATGCACCAAATATATTAGTACATTCATTAAGTAAAAACTCATAACTTACAGCTTTTACCATATATGCCTCTGCATTACCAGATCTTGCTCTACTATCAATAGAGTATGTAACAAGAGACCATGCTTTAGTTCCTGTAGATGTATCAATTCTAATTATCCATTCTTCACTACCAGTAAAGGTATTAATTAATCCTGCACTATCTTGTAGAACAATTTCTGCAGAAATACCTGCACTATCAATACCTTCAACAATATTACATGCCATAACAAAATCTTCTAAACTGTTTGCACCATCAGAGTTTTGCAAATATTGTCCATCTCTTCTAATTTTAAGAGAAAAACTTACGTCACTAGCACTTTGTCTTGTTATTGGCATCAGTTAAACACCTTTAGAGGATTGTTTCCAGAATTCAATGCAGCAATTAAATCCTTTGTATGTGTATTACCAGTTGGCAACACAGTTGGTTTTTTACTCTTTGCTGCATTCTCTGCTCCAGCAGTATCTGCTGCATGTTTAGCAGCAATTGCTTTAACCTTTTCATTAGCAGCTAAAGCGAGTTGTTGTACCTGTTGAATCATAGTAAGTTGTGCTTGTTTCTTTTCTGTCTTTGCAGTATCAACCTTTTGCTTCTCATCCGTTATATTCTTCGTGCTAGCCATTGATCCAGATGAACTATCCGCATTAACTAATTGCTCTTTAAAGCTACTAGGAGTAAATGCTTCAGAAAAAGCAGTTGATAAAGCACTAACTTTCTCCTTTACAGATTTATCATCACCTGATAAAGCATCCTTAAATGATCCAAATAGTTGCTTCATTGACTCTACTGGATTTTTAGATAAATCAGATTTAATTTCAGTTTTAATAGGTTGTCCAGTGACCCTATTCATAGCCTTATACATCTCATCTGGTGTAATAAGTGCCTTATTATTTCCTTCACCAGAATAATAACTTTCACCTAAAACAACTTCACGGACATGACCTTGCATCGCTCTAGGAACAGGAATTGCTGCCCATACCCTAGACAATCTTTCCATAGCCTTAGCAGGATTATCTTTCATCAATTCAGGAGTTACTTTTGCTTGACCATTACCAATTAAATGCTCTGCAATTTTTGTTTGATTTTTTCTATCATATAGATCTTTCTTAGGATCCAATCCAACTGCCTTTGCTCTCTCAACTATAAATTGTGGTAGATTTTGATACATTCCAACAGCACCTGTTGCCTTAGAAGCAACATCAGATATTGTCATTTTAGAAGCACCTTCAAGTTTTGTATTGGGAGCCATTGCATCCCATCCACCAGGACCAGCTTCATGTTTACCAATAAGATCTAATACAGGTTGGTATACAGATCCACCCTCAGAAAAACCTGGATTTAAATTACCACCAAAGAAGGTATCCATATTAAATCCCATATTCTGACCTTCACTCATTCTTTGACCCATCAAATTAGGGTTCTTTCTCGTTGCTGGTGTATCAACAGGAACTACAAATCCACCACCTGCTTTTTGTGCAACATATTCTGTGCCATGACCTATAAATGCAGTAGTTTTACCACCATCTAACGATACTGGGTATCCAGTCATTGGACCTTGAATCCAACCACCTTTTGCCATTTCCTTTGTAGCACTATCAACACCAGAAGCTTCTTTATCAAGATCACTTTTGGTCATTTGATTATAAATTAGCAATCCACCACCTATAAGAAGACCAGCAGCACCCATTCGTTTCAATGACTTCTTCAATTTGTCCTTACTCCCTGTCAAAGTTTTAACTAATAATTTAAATAATGAACCAACATCCTCTAACAACTTTAATGGATTTGTCAACCATCTAATTGCAACAAATGCTCCTGAAAAATTAACAAGAGCTTTAACAAGACTACCAAGTTTTTCCCACCAATTCTTAGAAGGATCAAAAAATTCATATAAATTATCAATTAATCCAACTACCCTATCACCAAGAAATGTTGCTACTCCCTTAAAGAACTTTCCTAAAGTTTCTACTGTCTTTTTTATCTTCTCAGTATTTTTAGGATCACTTAACCATTTCATAATAGGTTGAGCAAGAGCCATTATCATAAAATCCTTAAACAGATTCATTATTGCTTCTAAGAATCCAGGCATCTTTGGACCTTCTATCTCTTCAACCTCTACAATCTCATCATCATCATCAACTTGTGGTTTTGTAAATTGTGCAGTAAATCCAGTAGTATCAACATCCGAACTTATAACCTCAAATACACGCCTTTGTGTTTCAACAAAATCCTTAAGAACATTTGCAATTGAATTTATAGTTGATCCTTGATTATTAGTTGCTTGTATATTTTTATTCAGAGCTTCAACAAGATTTTTCTGTGCTTTATCACCTGTACGAGCTT